TAACAGTATACGAAAGAGAGTCTGCTATAAGATTTGAGTATATTGAAAAAAGACTAGATGAAGGATCCGCAAAATTTAAAAGGTTAGAAGCATTACTTTGGGGAGTTTACCCAGTAGTTATAACTTGTTTGATTGCCACTAGGTATCTCTAGTGGAACAAGCAGTTACCTTTATCAACGAGGTTGGTTTTCCTATAGCAGCAGCACTTGGTCTAGGTTTCTTTATATGGAAACTTATCAATAGAATCATTGATGGTATGGAAACAAAGTTAGATGTACTAGACGAAAAACTTGCAGTGCAGATAACAGCAATGGAAGAAAGGCTAGGAGGTAAGCTAGACTCTCAACATGGAATCCTAGTAGCTTTAATAGATAGAATAAGATCTCTTGATAATGAAATTATTAGGCAAGACACTATGATCAAAACAATACTAGGTGTTCCTAATCTTATAGATATAGATAAAATAGCTAAAGCAGATAGAGACGACCAACGTAAAGACTAATGAACAGGTACGATAGTCTTTTTTCAATTTTAGGAATAACAATAGTCTTGTTGGTTGTAATCGTGCAGCAACTTCAAAGTGATGAAATGGTCCACCAGTTTAAGAGTCCTTCTTTCAATGGCGAAGGAACATCTAGTCACTACCTTACTATAGAGAATCAAGAAACAAATCGTAAACAAGCTATAGAAGAAGAAATACAGGCTCTTAGAGATGAAATAGAAAGAGAAGAGAATAATACAGTAGAAGCTAGGTTTATGCGCAATCTCACTTCACGGATTTATGCAAATATTGCTCGGCAAGTAGAATCTGCATTGTTTGGGGAAGATACTAATAAAAGTGGCTCTATGGAACTTGATGGAAACACTATAGATTATGAGATTACGGAGGAGGAGGTTAGAGTTACAATTACTGATGAAAATGGAAATACTACAGAAGTTATCGTTCCTATCGGTGGTTTTACTTTCTAGTTGTGCTTTAATGATTGATCCGCTAGAAAATAATTTACTACCAATCAAGCACATACAACCTGCTTCGATAGAGAAACTATACACTGCATTAGCAGATGTTGAAGAGCCTTCTAGGAAACCAGTTATTTCCGTATATGCTAATGATTTTAAAGACCAAACAGGACAACGCAGATCAAATGCTAAATATGCAACTTTTGCTACAGCAATTACACAGGCTCCACATGCATACCTTATACGTGCGCTTAAACACTCAGGGTTTTTTGAAGTCGTTGAACGTGTCGCACTCGAATCTGTCAGTAAAGAAAGACAATTAATTCGTTCGACTAGAGAAACGTTCGACGAAGATCAAAAACTTATGCCTTTAAAGTTTGGCGACATGATTATGACAGGAGGTGTTTTGTCTTATCAAGCAAACATAAGTTCTGGCGGAGCAGGAGCAAGAAATTTAGGAATAGGCTTTTCTAAACAGTATCGAGAAGATATAATCACTATTAGCTTGAGAACTGTATCAGTAAGTACAGGAAGAGTTCTTACAGAAGTGCTAGTAACTAAAACTGTTTTATCTGCTTCTTTAGACAGTGATGTTTTTAGATTTATAAGCCAAGGAACGGAACTCATAGAAATAGAAGGGGGAAATGTTAGAAACGAGCCAATGAGTGTAGCTTTACAGATAGCTATAGAAACGGCAGTGTTAGAAACAATTAAAGAAGGTTTAGATAAAGATTATTGGAGGTTAATACAATGAAAAAATATCTATTTATACTTATGTTCTGTGTACCTATATATGCAGCAGACAATGAAATATTCATTGATCAAAGTTCAGGAGCATCTAATTCTAATATAGATTTAGAACAACTCGGTTCAGGTAATATTATCGGAGGAGCGACTGCAGCAGCAGGTTCCATGACTGATTTAAATTTAGTAGGCACAGCACTCACGCTGGATATAAATCAAATTGGTGATACAAACAAATTTCTAGGTGATATTGTTTCTGACTCATACACAGGGTTTTTTGAGTTTGATGGCAACAGTAATACTTTTAACATGAACACCGATAAGACAGCAACTTACGGAGCAGATTCATCAAATGTTAATGTGGACGTAACTGGAAACAGTAATACATTTACTTTAAATCAAGCCACTTCTGCTTTAGCAAGCACATTAGATCTAGATTGGATTATTAATGGTTCTAGTAATACAATTATATCTTCGATCAATGTAGATGCTGCTACAAACTATGTCAACATAGACGGATCAGATAATGCTTTAACACACACAGCTACTGGTTATGCAGGTAATTACTTTTACCTAGATCATGATGGAGCTAACAGAACATTTAACATCACACAATCATCAACATTAGATAATGACTGGCTTAAAATACTCAGTTCTGGTACTAGCACTTCTACTGTCTGCGTCATTCAAAACGACCAAGGCACAGGCACAAGCTGTTGATATAGGAAATATCAGTGAGCTAAAAGGTAATGCTCAGGTTGTAAGGGATAAACCTTATGGCGCAGAGATATCGTTTCCTATCCAGCAAATGGATAACGTCAAAACAGAAACTGGTCGAGTCGCGATTACATTTGCTGACGATACGATTGTTCGTGTTATGGATCACAGTAGACTAGTTATAGATACATATATTTATGACCCTAATCCTAAGAAATCTGAAATGGCTCTCAGGTTTGCCAGCGGTACAGCAAGATTTGTAACAGGAAAATTTAATAATAAAAAGAATATAAAAATTAGTACTCCTAGTGCTGATGTATTTGTCAGAGGTACAGATTTCACAATCACAACCACACCAGAGACAGGTGCTTCTTTAGTTATTCTACTACCTGACGAGTACGGAGACTCTAGTGGAGAGATAGTTGTAGCTACAGCTATGGGTCAAGTTGTGTTAAACCAACCTTACCAAGCCACAACAGCCATGACCTATAATCAAGTTCCTTCTAAACCTGTTACGCTAGATATAAGTTTAGAGTTTATCGATAACATGTTGATAGTAAACTCACCTAATGAAAAAGATAACATAGAAGAAGAATCACAAACAGGCACTACAGCAGATTATTTAGATTTTAATGATTTAGATGTAGATTTTTTAGCAGAAGATTTTTTAGATAATGCTGCTGATTTAGAGTTCACAGAACTGGATATTAACTATTTAGATGTAAACTTTCTTGAAGACTTGTTAAATATATTGGATGCTTTAGCTGTAGGTGACGAAGAAGATCAATTGAACCAAGTTGCTACTGGAATAAAAATAACAGGTACGCAGATAGGTCAAGACAAAGTAAGTCAGATAACAACAATAATTACAGGACAGCTTGTTAGTCTTAGAAGAAGTGTAGGTGACACGTTTAGAGTAGACTTGGATGGTTCAAGTTCGTATACTTTATTATTGACACAAAATGGTGTAGAAAACATAATTAAAGTTAATGGTGGTTCTTCTAACACTATTACTATAAAGCAAGGAAATTAATGAAACGTCTACTGCTCCCAGTTTTGTTAGTTTTATTTAGTGTACCTTTAATCTTACAGTTTACACCTTTAGAAATATTAAAACTAAAAACTTTTGATGCGTTTGTGCCTAAACAACAACCTTCAGGGTATTTTACAATACTTAACATAACAGAAGAAGACATAGCTAAGGAAGGTGGTTATCCATTATCTAGACAAACACTAGCACAGATACAAATAAATCTTTTACGAAAAGGTGCTACAGGTGTAGGTTGGGTTGTGGCATTTCCTCAGCCAGATAGATTTGGTGGAGATTTTGAGTTTACAGAATCATTAAGTTTCGCACCTAGTGTGTTAGCGATGTATGAAAACAACACAGACTCGTATCCACCAACAACAGGCACAGTTATTTTAGGTGAAGATGTAGGTGGTATAACTTCTCAAGGTGTCGTGGAAAATATAGAAATATTAAAACAAAATGCAAGTCAAGGTTTAGCTGTTGCAAGAGTGGATGTAGATAATCTTGTTCGTAGACTACCTTTATTGTTACGAACACCAGAGGGTTGGGCACCAGCATATGGTACAGAAGTGCTTAAAATACTAGCTGGTGCAGACACGTATGTGATTAAGACAAATCAAAATGGGTTAGAAGAAATCAGAGTTAAAGGTTTACCCCCTGTTTCTGTAGATTCTCTTGGTCGTAAATGGGTTAGCTGGGTAGACACGCCACAAACAGATCTAAAAGAAATGAACGTAGAAAACAAGTTTGTGTTTGTTGGTTTTACAGCAAAAGGTATTATGCCACAAATCGCTACACCAGTTGGCTTACTAGAGCCACATAAAATACAAACAGCCTTAACAGAAAGTATTCTAATTGAAAACAGTCCTTACATACCAGATTGGTCATTATCGGCAGAATTGGCTATTTTTCTTATTTCCGTAGTCCTTACGTGGTCAGTGTTAAACGTATTGGGGGTTAGCCTTGGTATTACTATAGCCACTTTAGTGATGTTTTCTACTGCTATAGGAGGGTATTACTTAATTCAAAAAGGTTTGTTGATAGATGTTACATGGTCTTTACTGTCCCAGTTTGTTACAGGCACGTTGGCGTTTTATCTAAAATTTAGGGAACAATACAAACTAAGACAACAGATAAAGAAACAGTTTGAACACTATCTTGATCCAAGACAAGTTAAAGAATTACAGAAAAATCCTGATTTATTACAGCTAGGTGGTGAAAAAAGATACTGCACGTTTTTATTTACAGATGTACGTGGTTTTACAGCTATGTCAGAAAGGCTAGAACCAGAAGAAGTAACTAAAATTATGAATAGAGCTCTTACAATACAGCAAGAAGCTGTTCAAAAACATGGTGGTATGGTAGACAAATACATTGGTGATGCAATGATGGCTATATTTAATGCTCCACTTGACCTAGAAGAACATGAGCATAAAGCTGTTCTTACAGCAATAGAAATACAGAAAAATATTAAAGAAGCAGATATAGGTGTAGAGATCGGAGTTGGTGTAAACACAGGGTATGCAGTTATAGGTAACATGGGAAGTGCTTCTAGGTTTGATTATACAGCTATAGGTGACGCTGTTAACACAGCAGCACGTTTTGAAAGTGCGACTAAACAAGTCGGTGTAGATTTAATTATAGGTGAAAGCACTAAACAAAACTGTAAAATTAAGCTAAACTTATTAAAACCTATAGAAGTAAAAGGTAAGAGTAAATCATTGGAGATATATACGTTATGAAATTTGGTTTAATAAAAAATGTAATAGGTGCTGTAGCACCTACACTAGGAACTGCTTTAGGTGGACCAATGGGTGGAATGGCAGCTAATATGATATCTGAAGTATTAGGTTGTGATCCTGAACCTAAGAAAATACAAAAAGCTATTGACCAAGCGACACCTGAACAGTTAGCTGAGTTAAAAAAAGTTGAAACTGATTTTGAAGTTAAGATGAAAGAACTTGACGTTGATTTGTTTGCTTTAGAAACAGCAGACATACAAGATGCAAGAGGAAAATTTGGTAAAGACTGGACTGCAAGAATTATGGGTATACTCGTGGTGGGTGGTTTTATGGGTTACATATTTCTAGTGACTCTGCAACCACCAGAACAAAACAGTGAAGCTTTGATTAATTTAGTGCTAGGTTATTTAGGTGGGTTAGCTTCTGCTATAATTAGTTTTTATTTTGGTGCTTCACAAAAACAAGATTAACTATGAAGATCTCACAAGAAGGTGTAGCATTAATTAAAAAATTTGAGGGTTGTGAGTTAGACGCTTATCAAGACAGTGTCGGTGTGTGGACAATTGGTTATGGGCACACTAAAGAAGTAAAAGAAGGCGACAAAATAAACAAAGACGAAGCGGAACATCTACTGCAAGAAGAAATGCCAGAATACGAAGGATATATCGAAAATTTAGTTAAAGTTTCTCTTAGCCAATGCGAGTTTGACTCGTTATGTTCATGGGTTTACAACCTTGGTCCAACAAACTTACAAGAATCAACTTTGTTACGATTTCTTAACGAAGGTAAATACGACGAAGTTCCTGCACAAATAAAACGCTGGAACAAAGCTGGGGGTAAAGTTCTTGATGGGTTAGTTAGAAGAAGAGAAGCAGAAGCTTTACTTTTTCAAGCTAAAGAATGGGAGAATGTATAATGCCATTAGCTAAATTTGTATTAAAACCTGGAATAGACAGGGAAGGAACTTCTTACGATAGCGAAGGAGGTTGGTTCGATAGTAATCTTATTAGATTTAACAGAGGTAGACCACAGAAAATAGGTGGTTGGCGTAAAGATAATGAATCTGTTTTTAAAGGCACTTGTCGTGCATTGCATGCTTGGGTAGAACTAGAAGGAACAAAATATCTTGGTTTAGGTACAACAAGTAAATATTATTTAGAAGAAGGTGGTAGTACATATACAGACATAACACCTATTAGAGCAACTACAACTAATGGTATCACTTTTGCTGCTACAGACGGTTCTTCAACGATTACAGCTACTGACTCAAGTCATGGAGCAGTAGTAGGCGATTTTGTAACTATATCAGGAGCAGCTAGTTTAGGAGGAAATGTAACAGCAGCAGTTTTAAACCAAGAGTATGAAATAACACAAGTACCTTCTGTTAACACATACACTTTTACAGCTGTAACTACTTCAGGAGTAACTGTAACTGCTAACTCAAGTGACACTAGTAATGGTGGTTCAGGAGTTGATGGAGCATATCAAATAAACGTAGGTTTAGATGTATATGTAGCTAGTACTGGTTGGGGAGCAGGCACATGGGGTGCATCTACATGGGGATCAACTTCAGCTTTGTCTGAAGTAAATCAACTTAGATTATGGAGTCATGATCATTTTGGTGAAGATCTTGTTATGAACCCAAGAGCAGGAGGAGTGTATTATTGGGATGAAAGCAGTGGTTCAAACAACAGAGCAGTAGCTTTGTCTGATATCTCTGGTGCTAATTTAGTTCCAACAAAAGCCTTACAAGTAATTGTCTCTGAAAAAGACAGACATTTAATCGTTTTAGGTGCTGATCCTATATCAGGAAGCAGTAGAAGTGGTTCAGTCGATCCTATGTTAATAGCTTTTAGCGATCAAGAAAATGCTTTAGATTTTGAACCTTTAACAACTAATACAGCAGGAAGTTTACGTTTATCAGAAGGTAGTATTATCGTAGGTAGTGTAAAAGCAAGACAAGAAATACTTATCTGGACGGATACCTCTTTATACAGCATGCAGTTTATTGGACCACCATACAGTTTCGGGATCAACCTTTTAAACAAAGGTTCTGGTTTAGCTTCGCCAAATGCTGCAATTAATGTTGCACCTGGAGTGTTTTGGATGAGTTCTGATAATTTTTACGTGTATAATGGTAGCGTTCAAAAACTACCTTGCTCTGTTCATAGTTATGTGTTTGATGATATTAACCTAGGACAGATTTATAAAATATTCGCATTCAGTAACGCACAGTTTGATGAAATAGGTTGGTTTTACTGTTCTTCTAGCAGTACAGAAATAGATCGTTATGTCTGTTACGACTACGCTGATGGTGTTTGGACATATGGTAATTTAAGTAGAACAGCGTGGCTAGATCAAGGAATCGTTAATTATCCTAGGGCAACAGCTAACAATTATGTATATCAGCATGAGTTTGGTTATAACGATGACGGAAGTCCTATGACAAATGTTTACATAGAAAGTGCAGATTTAGACATAGGTGATGGAAACGAGTTTGCTTTTATAAGTAAGTTAATTCCTGATGTACGTTTTCTAAGTAACAGCGAATCAGGACAAGTTAATTTTGTTTTAAAAACAAGAGATTATCCAGGAGATACGCTATCGACTAAAAGTACTGACGCACTTACAAGCACAACACAGAAAAAAGATATGCGAGCAAGAGCAAGGCAAGCAGTTATACGTTTTGAGTCTGATGACGACGATACAGATGCTAACAATGATGTAGGTTGGCGACTAGGTGCTACACGTTTAGATATCAGAAACGATGGTAGAAGATGAGTAAACTTTTAACTTCCCGTCTTCCGTTAGCACAAGGTTCAGAAATAACTTCTGACACATACAACAGATTAGTTCGTGTTCTTGAAATAAATTTAGGAGAGTTTGATCCTGATAATACTCGACAAATAAACACAACAGAAAGAGATACATTATTTTTTAATCCAGGCACACTTATATGGAATACTTCAATTGATGTCTTACAAGTATACACTGGCGAATATTGGGTAGACTTAGGAGCACCGTCTAATCCACAAGGGTATCAAGCAGAAGCACAGGTAGGAAAACTTTCTGTTAAGACTAACGGCAATATAACTGTAGATCTTGGTTCTTCTCAATCAGGTTGGGAAACAGAAAAATACTACACATAAGGAGAAATATATGGCTGAACCATTTTATTACAATTGCACATTAGACAGAGTCATAGACGGAGATACAATAGATGTTAATATTGATTTAGGATTTGATGTAATACTTTCTAAACAACGTGTTCGTCTAGCTGGTATAGATACCCCAGAATCTAGAACTAGAAACCTTGCTGAAAAAGCATTAGGTTTACAGGCAAAAGAAAGATTAATGGAACTATGTGGTAAAAAACTTCAGGTCAAGTCTTTAGGAAAAGGTAAGTATGGCAGGATTCTTGGTATACCTCACACGATAGACGGAGAAGATATCTGTGCTATGCTTATAGATGAAGGGCATGCCGTAGAATATTGGGGTGGTACTAAAGTTAAGGTCTGGGGATAAAAAACTAAGTCCATAGATCGTCTCTACGGACTTTTCTTATAGTGACTAAGGGTAAACTACCCCTTTAAACAGGTCTTATTGCTCATGAGTCTACCTGTTTCTATAAAGTATTTTAAATCGCTAATCGTCAAACCTTCTACGTTATCGTAGAAATCTTTAGCTTTGAATTTACTAAAATGACCTAGTTCTGTGTGTCGTTTTTCATGCGAAGCATACTCAATCATTTTCTCTATCATTGCTGTGACACGAGTTTGTTTACAGTTACGTTTTCCTCTAGATCTAGGGTGTAACCACACAACAGTACCCTCTAGAAAATCTTGGTGTTTATATTTCTTAGCACCTGTAGTAGTTATAGTTAGACGTCTACATTTCTTCTCGTATTTATTATCTTGTAATGATTTAAATTCTATGTTACGTTCTCGCAACGATGCGCTTAGTTCTTTAAACGTAGGTTTATCTGGGTGAAAGTTTTTAAGTAGAACACAGAACGTTGACACAAAGATTGGTCCATGTTTACATTCGGCTGTTAACAAATGGGCATACTCATGAAGTACCACAGACCAGCATCTTGCCCAAGATCTAGGCAAAGTAATAATGTTGCCATAAGTTTGAGCTGTTGCATTTTGATCACCTCTATTGGTAAACCTAATAGTGGTTGGTTTACGTTTTAATTTAGTATCTAATTGTTTGATTATATGTAAAACTTGAGTGTCATCCAGTTCGTTTTTACCTTTACCACTCCAACTTGCTGCGTTTTCCCAAGCATACACTTTAGATCTTTGTTTATCTCTCATAATATTTTCCTTTCTTGTTTCTTACAGCATTCATCATACTATATTGTGCAAGAAAGTAAAGGAGTTTTTTATTTAAATGTTTTCTATTTATTATTGGAGAATTTTTAAGTATGATAAAAGAACAGTATACCACTGCAGCTTTTCAGGGACAGCAAATGACCTGCTTAAAATAATTAACATATAGTTGGAGAATAATATGCCTGGAATGAGAAGTAGAAGAGAAACGATTAGAGCAGGAAAAGACTGGTCTAAAGGTCAATACGTAGAAGACAAAAAGAACAAGAAATCTAAGAAAAAATAATGCAGAAAACTGCCCCAAGACAAGGGATTGCAGGTGCTGCTGAATATCTCGCTGCTCAAGGTCGTAATGGCGACACAATGCTGTCGCATTTAACAGCTGGTGAGACAATTATTCCTCAAGAGATTCTAGACAAGAATCCTAATTTACGAAAAGATTTACAAAACGCTTTCGATTATGAAGAAGTACCTATGGACCAATATGTTGTTGGTTCTGGTGTTATGTCTATCAACCCTGAAACAGGATTGCCTGAGTTTGGTTGGGCAAGCAAAACATGGAAAAGCGTAAGAAAAACAGTTAAAAAAGCTGGTCCAGTTATAGGAACAATTATCGGAGCAATGATTGGTGGTCCAATTGGTGCTTCTATAGGTGCAGGAATAGGTACTAAAACTTCTGCTATGCCTAAAGAAGACATATTGAGAAATATGGCATTGGCATATGGTGCTACTAATATTGCCATGGGCGCAGGAGTTGGCAATGCAGCGAGTTCTGCAAAAACTGCTGCAAGTTCTGCTGGTGGATGGAGTAATCCGTTTGCTGCAGCATACGAAGGTGTCGGTGCATTTTTTAATGGCACTAACTGGACACCTATGGGTGTTGGTGAAACATCTGGTATCGGTGGATTTTTCCAAGACATAGGCGGTGGGTTTAGCCGAAGTATGGGATTCGGTGGTACAGGAACATTAGTTGATGCAGGGTTAACAGGAGCAGAAGCACAAAAAGTATCAGCATTGATGCAGAATGGTGTTGACGCAGTAACTGCTGCACAACAAATAGGTATAACTGATCCAACAATACTAAGAACATTAGGAACTAATACTTTTGGTCCAGGTGTACTAAACGCTGGTGGTACAGCTTATGCTAGTTTAAATCCATTAGAACAATGGGCTGTGCAAACAGGATTTGATGCAGCTACAGGTATTATGCAAGAACAAGGTGGCTTTGGTGATGGTAGCGAAAGAGCACAAGCCTACATGGGCAGAGGTTTAACTTCTGGTGGAGCGATACCTATGCAAAATATTCAAGGAAGTAATGTTGGTATAGCTGGTATGCAACCTATGGGGAACAACATAAATGCTCGTTCTTTTCAACAAGGTATAAACGCTCCAACAAATATGACAATAACAGATACTCGAGCAGGTAACACAGCTATGCTACCTATGGTTTCTGGGCAACAAGCACCTACGCAACAAGCACCTACATATGAGTCAGCAATTGCTAGAACATCCCAAGGTAATGAAATGTTAGACTTACTGGCAGGAACTCTTGCTAGACGTCAATTGCCTGAATCACCTGGATTAGCTAGTTTAACTACACCTTTCCCAACATTTGAACAACCAACATACGCAGCAGCAAATGGTGGTTTTATAGGTTCTGATAGAGGTATGTTTATGGGTGGCGGATATGTACAAGGTCCAGGCGGAGAAAAAGATGATATGGTTAACGCAAAACTTTCTAATAACGAATTCGTAATGACTGCAGATGCTGTTCGTGGTGCAGGTAACGGCAGTATTAAACAAGGTGCAAATAAAATGTATGAAATGATGAATAATTTTGAGAGGAGAGCCTAATGGCTAATGGCGACAGTTCAAATACAAGTTATACTTTACCACCACAATACATACAAGATTTTTTAGCTGGGGGAGGCGAAGGTTCAGGAGTAGCTGGTTTATTCCCTTTATTAAACCAATCGTTAAATCAACAGTTTGCTACAATGGGGCAACCTGGAGCAACACCTTTTACTTATGGTGGAGAACGTATTGCTGGTTTTGACCCAAGAGAACTTGCTGGGTTCGAATTGGCAGACCAAGCTATAGGAAGTTATATACCTTATTTAAACAGACAAAGTGCGTTAAATGAAGCAGGTCTCGCATCAGGGTTAGCTGGTCTATCAGCTCAACAAACACAAGCTGGTCTAGGTAAAGACATGACATTAGCTGGGTTGGCAGAAGCAGACACATTTAATAGACAAGGACTCGCTTCTCAACTTGCTGGTTATGGTGAAGCAGACACATTTAATAGACAAGGATTAGGTTCACAGTTAGCTGGTTATGGTGAAGCAGGATCAAGACTTAGAGGACTAGAAGGATTACAAAACTATGGTTTAAACCAAGCACAAAATTTATATGGAGATGCAGCAGGATCTGTAATTAGAGGTGCTGACCAAGGTGGAAGACTTGCTGGTATGGGTGCTGAAAGAAGTTTAGCTGGATTAGGTGATGCTACATCTACAGCAAGAGGTGCTTACGGATTATTAGGAAGCCAACTAGGTGGCTCGAATTTAACAGCTAGAGGTACATTACAAGATGCAGCTAGAACATCGTTAGGTGCTACTCGTGAATTTGATCCTGCTTCTGCTTCTAGATTTATGAATCCATATGAAGATCAAGTAGTTCAACAAACTCTACGTGATGTTCGAGAGCAAGGTTCGATAGCTGATCAAGGCAGAAGAGCAAGGGAAATAGCTAGTGGTGCATTTGGTGGCTCAAGATCTAGACTACAAGCTGGTGAACTAGCTGAAGCACAAAGAGGAGCAGAAATAGATGCTGTTTCACAACTTAGAAGAGCAGGTTTTGGTGAATCGTTAGGTCAAGCATCAACTGCTTTTGAAAACCAACAAAGAAGACAAGCAGGTGCTGCTGGTCAACTCGGTAATATTGCAGGTGGTTTAGGTAGTTTAGCAGGACAACAGGCAACTGCTGGTCAAAACTTAGCTAATCAGTTTGCTAATTATGGGCAAGCAGCAGGAACAACTTTAGGTAACTTAGGTACAACTATGGCTAATTTAGGTCAGTTGCGTGGTGGTGCTCAAAGTGGACTTGGTTCTGCTATACAAGGATTAACAGGACAACGTGTTGGACTTGGTCAAAATATTGCATCTGGTGTAGCTAATCTAGGTCAAGCAACAGGAGCAGCACAACAAAATCTAGGAAATACGTTAGGCAACCTAGGACAACAGACTGGTGCCTCTTATCAAAACCTAGGAAACACTTTAGGTAATTTAGGACAAATGGGTGGTTCTGCGTTAAATCAATATGGTTCTACTTTAGGTCAAACAGGTATACAAGCTGGTGGATTACAACAATCAACAGGTAATCAGATGGGTGCTATCGGAAACAACTTAGGAAACTTACAAAGACAAGATATAAGTTTACTAGGTTCTGTAGGTGGAGCGAATCGTGGTATGAATCAAGCAATCAACGATTTAGGTTACCAAAACTTTGTTGGTCAGTACAATTTACCACAAAACTTATTAGGACAGTACTCAGGCATTGCTCAAGGTATCTCGCCTCTTGGTGGTGCGACTAGTTACAACATGACTCAAGCACCTAATGTAGATTATTTAAGTTCAGGACTTGGTGGCTTTATGAACGCTGCTGGTCAAACTTACATGGGAGGATAAAGATAATGGCAATAGATCCTAGATTATTAGAACAAGCATTAAGACTGGACCAATTAGGTGCACAACCTGACGGAACAGGTGGCATAACAGATATGCTTACACCACAGTTTGATACGACACAATATGCTGAAGCAGGTGCGTTACCAGATTTAAATTTAGATTTATCTAATGTAATCGCAGGAGGTGGCTCAAACGATCTTAGTTTTGATCCTCAACAATTTTTAAACGAATCTAACAATTTAGATCCTCAAGTAAGAAAAGACGTAAACGATGAAGTTGGTCAAGTTTTACTTAACGCACAAGCTGGTGATGAAAGAGATGGTATACGTGCCATAACAGCAGTTGCATTAGATAAGGCAGGAGCAACGCCACCTGAAGTTGAAGAAGGTTATAAGAGTATATCAGATTTAATACAAGCAGGTGGTTTACCTGCTGTTGAACAGTTTGTAAGAGATGTGTACACGGATGGTGATAACACAGAATCTATACCTAACTGGGCACTTCCTGCGTCTGTGTTCGGTACGTTCTTGATGAACGAGCCTGGAGACTGGAGGCAAGCAATACTAAAAGCTAGAGGCAAAACTGCTCAGACTATGTTTAACCAAAGAGCTCAGAATAAAACTAACAAAGATAAATTAGAGCTAGATATAAAGAAAAAAGCATTAGATTTATTCGCTTCTGGTTCACCAACAGCAACAAGTCTTGTAGGGTTAGTTGGTAAAGTAACACCTGGATCTTTAGCTAAATATGAAAAATCTGGTAATCTTAGTGATTTAAAAACAATAACTTCTCAAAAAGACGTAGGTGATTTATTAAAAGATTTTACAGTAAACTCTGTATCTAAATACCAAAAATCTAACAATTACGCTGACTTAGTTCGACTTCCTGGTAAAGGAGAAAAAGGTACAACTACGCTAGATTTCTTAAAAGAATTCACTCCTGGCTCTGTGAAAGCCTATGAAGATGGTGGAAGAGAAGACGCTAGTGTGTTAATAAGAAAACCAAATGCTAAAAGTGGCAGTGGTATGACAATAGATAAAATGTTTGAACTGTTGGAAACATACACACCAGAAAGTGTAGATGCCTTTAAGGCATCTGGTAATTTTAGTTCCTTAGAGCCTAAAGATGCAGGCAGTTGGTCGCCTACTATCGGAAGTACAACTGAAGCACAGCAACAAGGTGATTTAAATACTATGGAAACTGTAGATTTTAGAGATAGTTTAAAGGCAGCAAGTCTACCTGAGAAAATAAAACAACTTAGAAACTTTTCTTTACTACATTCACAAACTACAAGAAAAATTCAGGAAAAAACATTAGCAGGAGATATTTTAAAACAACGTCTACCACTAGCTAAGTTCAGTGTTGAAGCTTACGCAGAAGAACTTGGTATTCCGTTAGATGACCCAGAAGTAGTTCGTATTTTAAATGTAGCTAAAACTCAATTACCTTACGCATCTACAGAAGATGTCAATACATTAGGTGCGTTAAATAATGTAAAAGATAAAGTAGCTAAAATGGGTGCTATACTAGAAGCAACTCCTGGTGATCTAACTGGTGTCTCAGGTTATGTTTTTGATACAGATGCTGCAAGAATTGCTGCTGATTTAATCCCTGGATTCGACATACCTATAGGTGCTACACTTTCACAAGTGTACACTAGTGTAGCAGAAGTCGATCTAATAGAACAAATCTTAAAAGAGGCTAGGTTTAGTGATCGTGATAGGATTATGGTAAGAGATTTTATAAAAGGTCGTGATTTCGCTAATCTTACTGAGAAAAAAGCTAGACACATAGAAGTTATGAACATCATTGATAGAAATTTAGGTGCTATAGACTTTAAATTAGAAAATTACCAACTGCCTCCTGGCATGACTGAAGAAGACACAAGAGGTCAGGATAACTCAGAAGAAAGATTAAATAAGTTACGTCAAAACATATTAAACATGACTAATCAGGGTGGCTAACAATGGCAGTAGATCCTATATCAGAAGCATTAAAGATAAAACCTCTGATTACAGACGATATATATAATACATATGTAGGTTTAGATGCTGCAAATCAACAATCATTTTTAGCTAGTTTAAACGAAGACGAGTTAATAAACATGCAACTGCGTTTAAGTAACCAGTTTAATGTACCTGATGACCAGTTTGAAACTGCTTTTAGTTCTGCTCGACGAGACTTCATGACAGGAGGCGATTTCCCAACAGATCCTACAGGTATGCCAATGTACGATATGCCAGTAGCAGGTTCACAAGCACAAGATTTTGCTCAAGAAATATTCGCAGGTATGCGAGAAAAAGATTTCGATTATTCTGGGTTACCCAATAATAAATTACGCAGAGGTCTAAGTTTTATGGATACTTCTGGTGAAAAAGAAGATTTTCTTACTAAGAACGTTGGACCACAAGGTGTTGGTTGGACTCAAGATAAATATGGTCGCTATGCTATTATGCCAGAGTTCCGTGAACAACTGGGAGGAACTCCTGGAG